AGGAGAGGTTATTAAACTTTTATACGATGCGAGGGGAGAAGAAAGGTGGACAGAAAGGCGGAAAGAACAGCTAGATTTAATCGCAATAAAAACGCAAAGAACAAACAAAAGTCTAAGCGTTACGTCAAAGATAAAAGGGAACATGAACATGACTTTAGCCACACAAGAATATCTAGGCATTCAAATAGACCTAAGTAAAGAAAATGACCTAGACCAATTTTCACTGGACACATTAAAAGATAGATACTTTTGGGAGAATGAAACTCATGCTCAACAAGCTTTCGCTAGGGCTTCTATATTTGGGGCAACGTACAAAGGAACTACTGACTACACTCTTGCACAAAGACTTTATAATTACTCAAGTGCTTGCTGGTTTATGTTTAGCACCCCTATACTTAGTAACGGGGGAACCTCTCGCGGTCTTCCCATTAGTTGCTTTCTTAATTATGTTCCTGATTCAAGGTTTGGTCTTTCTGACCACTACGATGAGAACATATGGTTGGCAAGCGCGGGTGGAGGTATCGGCGGATATTGGGGTGATGTGCGGAGTAATGGCACTAGCACTTCTAACGGTAGTAAGTCTACTGGTTCTATCCCTTTCATGCATGTAGTCGATAGTCAAATGCTTGCGTTCAATCAGGGTGTTACCCGAAGAGGAAGCTACGCCGCTTACATGGACATTAGCCATCCAGAAGTTGAAGAGTTTATTGCGATGCGAAAAACTACAGGCGGTGACTTAAATCGTAAGTGTCTTAATCTACACAACGCAGTTAATATAAATAATGAATTTCTAGATGCCGTAAGTGAGGACAAAGATTGGAGATTAATAGACCCTAAATCTAAAGAGGCTGTTAAAAGTGTGAGTGCCAGAGATTTATGGTGGCAAATTATTCATACTCGCGCAGAAACAGGAGAGCCTTATATTGTTAATATAGATAACTGCAACGAGGCATTACCCAAAGAACAAAAAGAATTAGGATTAGAAATCAAACAAAGTAATTTATGTAGCGAGATAACGCTACCTACAAACAAAGACAGGACAGCCGTGTGTTGTCTATCAAGTGTAAACCTAGAGAAGTTTGATGAGTGGAGTAAAGATGCGCTTTTCATTGAGGACTTGGTTACGATGTTGGATAATGTATTACAGCA